TTTTTTAGAAGCTCGTGCTGGAGTTGAGGCATTTAATTGGTCGCCGCCTGACGACACAGAAACCTATAAATGGGTATGCACAACATGGGCAAAAACTATGCCATACTCTGATTTATTTAATATATCGGCAACGTTTGTGCAGGTGTTTGAGCCATGAGTTATCCGTTTTGGACTGGCAATCAAGCCTATAATGTTGGCGATATTGTTAACAGTAATCCACCAGCTGCAAATGGGGCGTTTGTCTTTCGGTGTAAGGTCGCTGGTACGTCAGCTCCAAACAAACCGGATGATGCCACTGATGAAATTAATGTAAATCAGCCGAACTTTCCATTAGTATTATTTGAGACCGTTGTTGACAACACTGTCACATGGGAAACGGTAAGCGCTGTTTATGATGAGCTATACAAGCTTGAGCCTGATGCAATTATTGAGTTATTTCATTTACAGTTTACTGTTGCAACAAACGGCCTTGACGATAATCTTTATTTTCATGCTGGCACCAACGGCATTCCTACAAGCATTGTTTTTGGTGGCATAACTTACACTGCAGCACCAATCGAGGCCGATGGATTTGAAAAAACAGGTAAAGGCGTATTGCCACGTCCAACTTTGCAGGTAGCAAACGTAAACAATGCAATTACGTCATTAATGCACCGCGCTACAAATCCAATAGATCCGCTAATGGCGAAAGCGACACGAATAAGAACAATGAAAAAATTCATTGATGCCGTAAACTTTTTTGATCAAGTCTACATCTATCAAGACGGCAATACTGCAGTAACACAGGGAAATGACACCTTAGTATTGGCTGCTCATGGAACGGGGGACGAAACAGCAAGATTCCCTGACGAAGACTGGTACATTGACAGGATTTCTTCTGAAAACCAGCAAGTTGTAGAGTTTGAATTAGCATCAAAGTTAGAGCTTACAAATGTTTTATTGCCAGGCCGTACCGTTGTTGAGCATTGCCCGTATAGATACAGAGGGTCTGATTGCGGTTATGAAGGCGGCCCTGTCGCAACTGAAGCTGATGTTGCTACTAGCAATGCAACGGAAGATCGTTGCGGTAAAAAAGTTAGCTCATGTCGGCTAAGATTTGCGAACACAACTCTGCCGTTTGGAGGTTTCCCTGGCGCAAGGATTCATGATTGACGCAAAGGCTCATGCCTTGCGCGAAACACCTGCAGAATCCTGTGGGCTTGTTATTAGCGGCAAATACTTTGCGTGTAGCAATGTCGCAAAGGATCCAACTGCTGATTTTATTATTTGTCCAAATGACTACCTTTCAGCTGCAATGTCAGGCAAGATAGAAGCAGTTGTGCATTCACACCCTAAAGGTGGTCCGCCTAGCGAGTTTGACCGCAAAGCCTGCAAGGCTACACGGCTTCCATGGTTTGTTTTTGATGTACCTAACGACGAATGGTTGACTATCGCCCCCTAATCGGTCTGACGTGGCAGTACGGCATTAACGATTGCTTTTCATTGGTGCGTCGGTACTACGAGCTAGCAGGTGTGATGCTGCCTGATTTTGAGCGCCCCAAGAGGTTAGAGACGTCTTCCAGCATTTTTATAGAGCAAGCCGGCGCACTGGGGTTTCGTGAAATTTCTCTAGAGAACATGCGAATTGGGGACGTGTTGATCATGTGTCTTGATACTGCCGCTCCAATGCACGCAGGCGTCTATGTCGGTGACCAGCAGATCTTGCACCAACGGATGAACTCGCTGAGTGGTGTAGAGCCGTTGAACCGCTATTATCGGATGAAGACTGCCGCCGTGTTTCGATATGCAGCAGACCGTAAGGCTGCTTGATTCGCTCGGTGAGCGCTACGGTGCAGAGCACACGTACCATAACTTGCGTACGCCTGCAGAGGCGATCAAGATGCTTTGCATTAACAGACCTGAATTTGCACAGGAATTATTAGAAGCGCATAATCATGGCGTTTACTACCGAGTGATGCAATTTGGCTCAGACATGAGCTACGACGATTTGCGGTCACCGCTGGGCGCAAAAGATCTTTACATTACGCCAGTTATTGGCGGTAGCGGTGGAGGTTCAACAGCAAAAATTCTGCTTGGGGTAGCGCTTGTAAGTTTTGCAGTTTTAACAGCTGGGGCAGGAACTGGATTTCTTGGTTTAGGCGCAGGTTTAACTGGTGCTGTAAGTGCTACTACAGGATCTTTAGTATCAGGTTCATTTGTTTTGGGAGCTGCTGCATCAACAGCAATTGGAAGCATTGGTACGGCACTAATTCTTGGCGGTGTTGCCAATTTGATTGCACCACAACCGCAACTTCCTAAATTAAACAGAATGAGTGGCAGGGGTGAGTCATCTTCTGGCAGCGGACCGCAAAATGTAACCCGTGCCATGAATGGGACCCAATCGTATGCGTACAGCGGTGCAGGTGCCAATACGGCAGGCATTGGAGCGACTGTTCCTATTGCGTTTGGCAAAGTGTTAGTAAGCAGTCATTTGCTGTCAATTCAAGTGACAACTAGCCAAGACAAATCGTTCGGAGTGCTAAGAAATTCAATTGTTGAACCCTCGGTAGAAAATGTTACTATAAATGGAGAAAGAATGCAAAATAAATTTAAGTCTGCGGGAGGGCTGCGGTCTAGGTTTTGGGACGGAGATCAGTTAAATACAGGAAGCGCTAATGATTCGTCTGACCTTTCAAAGGTAGATCAAACTGCTGGCACTAATAATGGCATCTTGGCTTTAAGAAACTCAGAAGGTGTAAAGCAAACACCGTCGCTGACGTTATTGCCTAATAAGCATTTTAAAAATACAGAAAAAAGAAGAAATTACCAGATATTTCTTGAACTAGATCGTGGTCTTTTTGATCGTGTTGGCGGCGAAGGCACTACGCGGGTTCATGGTTTTGTGACTTATAGAATTACGCTTACAGGTCGCAATGTGTCAGGCCCAGATCCGGTGCTGGCAAATGTAACAGCAACCGTTCAAGGTTTATTTACAAAAAGTCAAAAATTTAGATGGTGCCACGCAATAGAATACCCTAAATTTAAAGATGATGAAAATGATGCAGAAATTGAAACTAAGATTGTTGTGATTGACCATGACACGCATGAGCGGCCTTCAGGCGAAACGCAAATGAGGATTCAAGTTCGATATTCAGGCTATAATTTCTTTGAAAACGATTCGCAAAACAAAACCTACGGCTTGCTACAGCAATGACACTAAGAAGCGAGTCCTCCATTCACATCCTCGACCTTCTTTGCGAAGGCACCATTGAAGGGTGGGGACCTGACGACAACTTAATGAAGAAGGGGACGTTTCTAAACGAGACGCCGGTAATGGATGCAGACGGCACAGAAAACTTTGGTGCTGTAGATGTAGAGTTAAAAAACGGTACTTACGATCAAGACACGCCGCTGTATGGATCTACAGTATCTACGCAAACATCAGTGGGGGTTGAAGTTGGAGAGAACTATAATGAACAAATAAATAGCAATGGCTTTATAAAAAATGGTGGCGCTGCTCGTTCTTATGGCGGAGGCTCCGTATCACGAACTATTACTAATACCAATACAGACCACTTTTCTTGTTTATTTAGCATCCCTAGGCTTTTTTCTACTGCAGCTGACGGTCTAGCTGCAAATCAACTTTTTAACGCGACAATCTGCATAGAAATAACAGCAAAAGGGCCACTTGGAACGGTAAGCGGTAAAGAGACACGTATGCAAATAACTGGTATCGCCACTTCAACCTATCAAGTGCAAAGTCCAGAAATTGAAATTAAGACACGTTGCGGATACCCTTGCACTGTTACTGTTAAAAAACTAAACTACATTTACATTAAAAATGAAACTTTCACTGGAACGCGAGGAGAAGAATTTACGTATGTTCCAGCCGATCTCGACGGACCGGAAAAAGACACAGCAATTAAAGCTATTGATACGGGCAATTTAGATCGCGGCCGTGAGGCAATGTTTGAGGCTAACTATCAGTCTATTGATGACAAGACAATTAAAAAGAGAAAAATTTCTCTGCAAAATGGACGTGGCAATCAGCTGATCTGGCAAAGCCTTCAAGAGTCTCAAAAGGTAACCGTTAGGTATGCTAATACCGCTTGCGCGTCATTGACTATTGGCACAAAAGATTTTTCATCATTGCCTACGCGTGCATATCTTATTAAAGGAATCAAAGTCCAAATCCCAAACAATATGACAGCAAGGGACGATGGGAGCCTGGAGCGGATTGCGCAAACTGATTTTAACGGTACCTCTAAGGGCCAAGAAGAGTGGACAACGTGTCCCGTGTGCATATGGAGGCACCTACTGCTTTCTGAGCGGTTCGGAGCGGGCAGCTTTGTAAACGCTGAAAACGTTAGTTGGGTTGATTTGTATCCACTAATTCTTTACGCAAACGAGCTGATTACGCTGCCAGACGGCACTACAGAGCCAAGGTTTGCATGTAACACTGTCGTAAGCAATCAAGCTAACGCCTTTGAGGTTTTACAAGATTTTGCGAGCGTGTTTCGTGGAATGCTGTATTGGCAAACAAACGGCATTACTGCGGCCGGTGATCACGGTGAACTGGGTAAAACTGATGGTTCGTTAAGTGTTATCCCACCTGTCCATGTTTTTAATAACTCGAATGTGTTAGGCGGTCAATTTGAGTATGAAGGCACCTCTGTTAAAGTGAGAAGTACAACTGTAAAAGTTCGTTATAACAACCCAGATGACTTGTATAGGTCTGACACTGTTTGCGTAGAAAACTCGTCTTTACGTGAAAAGATTGGGCATCAAGTCAAAGAAATTGTTGGCTTTGGCTGCACATCTAGAACGCAGGCAGCCCGATTGGCTCGTTGGGTATTGGCATCAGAAGAGCTAGATTCAAACGTTGTCAAGTTTGCAACGGGGCTTGATGGTGCGGTGGTAGTGCCTGGCCAGGTGTTTGCTGTTTCAGATGAGATGCGTGCAGGCGATCGAATTGCTGGACGTGTTCAATCAGCCACAACAACAGCAATTACGTTAGACGCAAACGTTACGCTACCCAGCGGCTCAGGCACAGAACTTACGTGTGTTTTAAATCATGGAACGGTAGAGACTAAAGCGTTTGACCCAAGCTCTTCAACGGTTGCAAACGGTGTGCGAACAATCGTTGTAAGCTCAGCTTTTAGCGAAGCGCCCCAGCCGCAATCTATTTATTCAATTTCGTCTTCTACAGTTAATGAGCAAAAATTCAGGTGCCTTGCAGTGGCTGACAATGGTGATGGAACGTATGCGATTGTAGGCGTCGAACACAACGACAGTATTTACAGCGTTGCAGATGTTGCAGGCAACCAGTTGTATGAAGAGCCTATAAGCACTTATACGTCACGGCCATCACCTCCTGAAAACTTAAACGTAACCTTTCGACCAGTTCAAACTTCTGGAAATTTAGTATTTCAAGCGTTGGTATCGTGGGACCGTGGCGCAACGGGCGTTACAACTGGTTATGAGCTTTCAATTACCACTGGAACGTCTGGTTTGCGCGAGACTTTGAAGGGTCAATATAAGGAAGTTGGCTCTGAGTTGTTTATACCGCCACGCGGTGTTTTTATTGCACAAGTAAAGGCGGTCGGGTTGTCAGGTAGTGATTTTAGCAAAGAGGTTACAAAGATTACACTTGCACCTGATGCAGGTGTGTTGCAGTCTGCAAAATTTATTCCGGCTGAAGATGTTGCAATTGTTCCGCCAGATATTACAGATTTGTCGGTGCGAATGACAAATGAGGTTACAGCGCAAGTTCAGTTTGGCGAAGTAATAGACCCATCTTCTGAGTTTTTCAAAGTTGTTATTCGTTATAGCGAGACGGCAACATCTTGGGGCGCTACAACATTTGTTGCTGAGTTTCCTGCAAGGACGCAAAGTTATATGATTCCGTATCGCCCAGGGGTATATTATGCAAAGCTGCGTGACATAAGAACAAACGCACAAAGCACAAATGCAGCGCAAGTCTCGGCATTAGACATTTCAGATATTTCACGTTTGCTTATCAAGTCGCAGCTTTTTGATGGCAGTTTGTTGACAACTGGGACAATTCGGGAAAACCTTCGCGCAACAGCGGATGCTGATTCAACTTTTTCTGGTGTGCATGATGCCCAAGTTAAAAAAAGAAACAATAAGCTAATTTTAGGCCAAAGCATCTCCAGCGCTACGCAAGTTCGCGGCAGTTATACGCAAAACGGCACTGCAATTACGATTACGCCGTCCTTTGGTTACAAGCAGTTTGATTTTGTCAATTTAAGCATTAGTGGGGCAGCCAGGTTGGACAGCTTTAATTCCCCATTTGTTGTTGCATCAGCAAATGACACAAGTTTTACTGTGACCTCAGGTACAAGCCGATCCATTACAACAGCAGAAAATGTCTTTATATCGCCAGCAGTTAAAGAGGGAACGTATTTTTTCAATAATCAAGTCGATATGGGCAGCAAGTATGAGGTCGTATTAACTGCAATTGCAAAGAACGAAACTGCTGACGTAAGAGGTATAACAAACGTACAGCTGTATTTTAGAACTTCTGACACTGCTCCAGGTACAGACAATGTAGGGGACGAAAATCAAACATCTAGCGATTTAATTGTTTACGAAGACAATGACACAATGCTAACAGAGTCGAACGCTACTGATTTTACTGAATGGCAGCCTTTTACAGCAAAATTTGCTACTGGACGAGTCTTCCAATTTAAAGCAGTTCTCAGCACGGAAATCCCATCTATTGCGCCAGAAATTAGTGAGTTAGGCGTTGATGTTGAGCTTTTGGAGCGCGTTGAAGTAAGCGATGAAAAGCAAACTGTCTCAACACTTGCAGCGCTAAACAATTCCCATTACTACATTAATTCATTCTATCAAACGCCTTCTTTGTCTGCGAGTTTTGTTGATCCTAGTCAGGTTAACAGCGGTGATATTTTGCAGGTTTCTGCGGAGCGATTTTTTGCCTATGTACCAAGCACTGGCACCTATCCTGTTGTGCAGGCTGGGGAGGCATTTGAAGTAAAAGCACTGTCAAGCGCAAATGCTTTCTTGGTGCGCAAGTACCGCTATACTGCGACTGGATATGGCAAAAAACTTCCAGCTAATCCAACCTAATTGAGCCATGGCTAACCGCAAGATTTCGGCATTATCTGCTTTGACCGCGCCGGTCGCTAACGACTTGCTTTTAGTAGTTGACCAGTCTGAAGCTGCTGATGCGGACAAGAATAAAAAGATTACTTACGAAGACCTGCTGACCAACGCTCCTGTTGGGAGTGCGACAGCGCCCAGTTTTGCTTTTACTACGGACAGCGATACAGGTTTGTTTCAAACAAGCAGTGGCCAGATTGGTTTTGCGGTTGATGGCGGTGAGATTGGAGCGGTTACGACTTCAGGCCTGCGACTTGGCACTGGCACGGCAACAGCTCAACTTCATCTGTTTAGCAGCAGCCTGACAAACGAGCAATTAATTGTTGAAAATACAGAAGCAGGCGCAACAGAAGGGCCAAACATTGTACTGTTTAGAAACAGTTCAACTCCTGCCGACAACGATGTTTTAGGCAGTGTTGTCTATAGGGGTGAAAATAGTGTTGGAGGACCGGAAGATTACGCTGAGATTAGAGCATCAATCATCGATCAAACAAGTACAGAAGAGGACGGAAAGCTTGAATTTCAAACAATATCAGGCGGCACAGTTGGCACACGAATGGTTGTCGCCAGCTCTAATGTAGGAATCAACGAAGCATCACCAGACAACCTTCTGCATGTTACAAACACTGCTGCAAGCACAGCGGTAAAGATTGAATGCACCGAAGTGTCAGCAGCATCTGGCGCAGACCTGTTGTTTAAAAATACTAGAAACAGTGGAGCGGGCGTAGCGGGTGATGACATTAGTACGATCACGTTCCAATCAAACAATGCAGCGTCTGAAGATATTAGCTATGCAAGCATTTTTACTGAGATCGTAGACGCCACTGATGGCAGCGAGGATGGCAGGTTGACATTCAAAGTCAAAAGTGCTGGTGGTACTGCTGATCTGTTAAAGCTTGACTCAACGCTTGCGACATTTGGCAAGCCTGTAGCAATAAACGCTGGTACGGCACCTGCATCGGCATCGGCGGCTGGTACGGCTGGGGAGTTGCGTTGGGACAGCAGCTACCTGTATCTCTGTCTTTCTAGCGGTAACTGGCGGCGTATTGCTCACGCCTCGTTCTAGGCGTTGGCTTGCAAAGCTTGTAGAATCGAGATAATGCGGTATTTCTAATGGCAAACGTCAAAATCACTGAACTGACAGCTTTGACGGCAGCAGATTCGGCGTCTACTGACGTTTTGCCGATTGTTGACGTCAGTGCTGACGCGACAAAAAAGCTTGCCATCTCGGATCTACATCGATCCGTACCAGACGGGACACTGAGCGCACCGGGGATAGCGTTCCAGTCAGATCTGAACAGTGGGCTGTATCGCTCTGGAACTGATGCGATTGCGCTGGTGACGAATGGAGCGGCACGGATTTCGATTGATGCGACTGGTAATGTAACGATTCCGAATAATCTGACAGTAGAAGGTACTACTACATTCATTGACTCGCAGACGCTTCGGATTGAAGATAAAAACATTGAGCTAGGTGTTGTTAGCACTCCTACCAATACGACTGCCGACGGTGGCGGCATCACGTTGAAGGGTGCAACTGATAAAACGATTACATGGGTTAATAGCACTGGAGCGTGGACATTTAACCAGCCGGTCAATATGACAGGCGGAAATGTCGGGATTGGGACGACGGCGCCAACCGAAACTCTTACTCTTAATACAGCAACTGGAGCTTCTATTGGCTTTGAATATGGCGGCACAGAGATTGCAACTATTAACAATAACAATGCGGCTTTATATGTTCATGCAGGATCTGGAAAGCTGTTGAGCCTTGGAGCAGGCGGATCCGAGCGGATGCGTGTTGCATCTGACGGCACAGTGGGCATCGGATGTGTGCCGAGTAGCTTTCAATCTGGATTTGATGCACTACAAATTGGCGGCAACCTTGTCTTAAACGTTGACAGCACTGGCGTTGGAGCTGGCGTCTATATGAGCAACAACGTTTATAGAGACAGTGGCAACTCTCGCTGGGAATACATTAATACAGATGAAGCCAGCCAATATTACCAAGCTAATGGAGAGCATGTTTGGAGAAGTGCAGCGTCTGGCTCTGCTAACGCAGCAATTACTTGGTCAGAGTCGATGCGAATCGACAGCTCGGGCAATGTCGGGATTGGTACGACTCCAAATAGCGATTCACAATTACACGTCAAATCAGGAGCTAACGACAATAATCCAATACTTCGCCTTGAAGGAGCAACTAATAACTTTTTGAACTTTAGGCAAACAGGAAGCGTTTACGACATAAATGTAACCGCTAGCGATCCTTTGTCATTCACCATTGGAGCTACCGAGCGGATGAGAATCGACAGCTCGGGAAATGTGGGGATTGGAACGACGTCGCCAGCAAAATCCTTAGAGATTTTTAGAGACAGTTTCCCATGTTTGATGTTAAATGACGGTGGTCAATATAAATCTTATATGCAGCTAGGAGGTAACGATCTAGAGATTCGTGGTAGTTCTGGCGCAATGGAGTTTTATACAGGTTCAGCTGATGGTTTGTCATCAACCGAGCGGATGAGAATCGACAGCTCGGGCAGGCTGTTGGTGGGATTACCTACTACTGCTGACAGTAATGCTCAGTTACAGGTTTCTTCGACAAATTTTGGCGTTGCTCAATTATTCAGAACAGGTTCGGCTGGAGCTTCACTGCATATTTCAAGCACAACTGGAACACTTGCATCTCCTAACGCATTAAGCGATGGAGACCATGCAGGCTTC